TATATCGATTTATTTATAGGCCAAAATAATGCTTCATTAGATATTAAAGGACGAGATAACACGGCTGATTTAATAGATTGTACTTTTGAAAATAGCGAAAATGAATTTATCGGTCTTACTGTTCCACAGGTAATAGAAAAGCTTGCTGATTCTATAAGCGTTGATAATATCGCAGCTGTAAGTAATACACTTGATACATTCAAGGCAAATGAAGGTGAATTCATTATTCAGATGATAAACAGACTTGCCAGAGATCATGGATTTTTAGCAATACCTTCTGGCGATGGAAAATTATCACTTGTTAAGGCTGGTAATAAGATAGCTTACGACAATATCAGTGCAGATGAAAACGGTGCTGAACGTAGAATGATCTACAATAATTATGAGCGATATTCTAATTATTTTGTTAAGGGTTACGGTATAGGCAATGATAATAAGTCTACGGATGACTACATTACGCCAAACGGTACAGAAATCGATTCAAACATAAGGACACGAAACTTAACAATATTTACAGATAATGCAGCGTCAAATGATTCATGCGATACTCGGGCAAAATTTGAAGCAAGGATCAGGGCTGGTTTATCAAGAACATATCAATATACTTTACAAGGTTTTAAACAGACAAACGGTCAAATATGGGAACTCAACAGTAAAGTACAGGTTAAAGATGATCTATTTAAATTAAATAAAGAAATGATTATCTATGAGATAGATTATTTAAGAGAGAAAGAAAACGACACCATAAGCGAAACAACTATTGTTAAATTATGTCATCCTGAAACATTTGATACAACGTCAGCTATTGCTAACATCAAAGGTGGGATATTCGAATGACACAGTTGATAACAAGAATAAAATCATCAATTATGAGAAAAATTTATTTAATAATTGGCCGTGGTATTCTGGAAGCCATTAATAATGATGAATCTAAAATACAGAAAATACAAGTTACCGGTTTAAGTGGTGAGACTATTACAGATATGGAACGCCCTCAGAATTACGGGTTAGAATCTTATCCAGATGAATCAGAGGACTTTGAAGTTGTATATGCTTGTATCGGCGGGAATCGTGATCAAGGCGTTGTATTGGTAGTTCACAGAAGGGATAGGCCGACACTTGAAAAAGGCGAGGTGTCTTTATATTCAAAGTTCGGTAAAGATATTGTCTTAACTAAGGATAACACAATTAAAATGGCTGACGGCTCGCAGGCTATGCTTAAGGGTGATGCATTTATGACCGAGTTTGACCAATTAAAAGCAGCAGTTGATCAATTGAAAACAGATTTTGCAGCATGGACACCAGTCCCTAACGATGGTGGTGCTGTGTTAAAAGGTATTGTATCTGCCGGGTTCGGTACAAAAACTACTGGAAGTTATGGAGACGTTAAAAGTCAGGTGGTGTTAGGTGAATGATATAGGTATTACATGGGATAACTTATTTTTAAACGCTGATTTAGAATTTCAAGACGGCGATTTAAAGCGTGACGCAGGCCTTACAACTGCTTATTTAATGTCGATTTATACAGATAGAAGAGCGTCGATAGAAGACAATCCTGATGATATAAACAATTTACGCGGTTGGTGGGGGGATAACACAACTGATGGTGATGAAATAGGGTCTAAATTATGGCTATTAGATCGTGCTTCAACTATAGAAGAAAACGTTAATCTTGCAAAGGCATATCTTGAAGATGCTTTGCAATGGGCTGTTGATGATGAGGTAGTAAGTGAAAATATAATAACTACAGAAAGACAAGGAAGAAATTTAATTTATACAGTCCAAGCTAAAAAGGATTCAGATATACTTGTATCAATAAAATTCCTTGATTTATGGGAGGCACAATTTGAGCTCACTTAAACAAAAACGATGTAAAGAATGTGGTAAAAAAAAGAACAAGAAAAAGGATATAAAGAATGTACCAAATACCAACACTCCAAGAAATAATAGACAGAATAGAAGCTGACTTTAAATCACGTATAGAAGGTGCGGCAAGTTTTTTACGCCGGTCTATTATTAAAGTATTCTCAAGGGTGTACGGAGGAGCAATTTATCTTGTTTATGGATATTTAAAAGATCAGGAGAAGCAAATTTTTATTACTACTGCCGATGATGAGAAGCTTTTAATACATGGGAATGAATACGGAGTTCCAATTAAAAACGCGCAAAGAGCAACAGGAACTGGTTCAGGTACCGGTACAACTGGTACATTAATCGCAGCAGGTAAGGAATTAAAATCTGCTACTGGCGTGTTTTATGTTGTATCTGAGGCTGCAGTCGTTGAAGCTGGAACATTTACTGTAGATGTTTATGCAAAAGAACCTGGAAATGCAGGGAATGATGACGCAGGAACTATATTATCTTTTGTGTCTCCAATACCAGGTGTTAGCACTAAAATTACGATAGATTCTGATGGTTTATCCGGTGGATTAGAACAAGAATCAGCAGATGAATATAGAATAAGAATATTGACACGTAAAAGAAACCCACCTCATGCAGGTACTGTACTTGATTATGAAAATTGGGCTTTAGAATATCCGGGTGTAATTAACGCATGGGCTTTTGGAAATTACTTCGGGCCTGGTACTGTTGGACTCGCATATATCCTTGAAGATAATGAATTGCCAGACGCAGAACACAGGTCGTTAGTGTATGACTATATTGTATCACATACCGATACAATTACAGGTAAAACTATTGGTAAACCTGTTACTGCTGGATTAGTTATGATTGACATGAGTTATTATTCGCTTGACTATACAGTAAAGTTAAATCCAAATAACTCGGTGGTTAGAAGTAACGTAACATCAACTATAAATACATTAATTAACGAAATAGGCGGGCCGGGTGAAACTATTTATTTATCTAAGGTGGCAGAGGCTATATCTGCGTCAGCTGGAGAAATATCCAATACAATTACTTTCCCAACAGGAGATGTGGCTATACCAACTAACCGCTATCCAGTATTAGGTACAATAACATTTGAAGATTATCAATGAGAACTTCTGCTGAATATTTGCAACTTTTTAAGTCATTAATGCCAAAAGGTAAATTTTGGAACCTTGAGGCAGGTACTGTATTTGAACAAGTATTACAGGCTAAAAGTGACGAATTCCAGAGAGTAGAAGAACAGTCTGAAAATTTAATTACTGAGTCTCATGTAACTACAACAGATGTATTAGTATCATACCATGAAGAAGATTATGGCCTACCTAAATATGGAATAGATATTGCCGATACAATAGAGCAAAGACGTACAGATTTACACGCTAAACTGCTTGAAGTTGGGGCGCAATACCCTGAATATTTTATAGAGATTATTGAAAGGTTTGGTTATACCGTTACTATAGAACAATTTACTCCATTATGGGCTGACTATGGTAAAATAGGTGATTACGTTGCTGACTGGTTTACTATATTTTGGTGGTTCATATATTTTTCATTAAAGGGAAATAAGGGGGAATTTGACAGGTCATTTAACACACCTGAATTTAATAGATTAGAATACAACGATAGAAATTATTTTAAAACAATACCAAGTTTAGATATTACAAGGCCACTTCTTTTTTTAAGGGAAGATCATCCAGCTCACACACTATTTCAAGCAAGATTTAGTGATATAGAATTTACAAGAGCATTTAACAGGGCATTTAATTCAATACCTTACTATGACGGCACATGTGAACCGGGTTCTTTTAGTAGAGAATTTGGAAACGGATATGCTAATCTCAGAAACTATGATGGTAATTTCTTGACAGGACAATTCAGTTCTGCATTTAATATATCGTTTGATAGTTATCATGGTAAAGATTTTGAATTCAATGCTTTCAGTATCGAGTTTAGAGGGCCAAAAGGCACAGCACACGGCGGTGACCTTGAGCCAATATAAGGAGTAAATATGGCAGATACACAAAGAACAAGAGCTGCTTTATTGAGCTTGCTTGCAGATAATGTAACAGGTGATATATCGGCTCAAGATTTACGGGATTTTTTAGTAACAGTAATGGAACCGGAATTTGCAAACCCCGGCGACTTCTGGGTTGAACCGTCTACACGTCAGACTACAACAGATAAAACAGCAAGGGGAGCTATATTGTATTCTCAAACTGTAGGGTCTGCATGTTCATTTATGAACGTGATGTATTTAAACACATCTAATACATGGATGAGAGCCAACGTATCAGATTCAACACAAAATGGATTTTTGGCATTGGCTTTAAATTCGTATGCGTCTGATGATTCAACAACTCAAATGTTAATCAGGGGTATTGTATACGATTCATCTTTTTCAACTATATTCAGCGGTAAAGTTGGTAGACCAGTTTATTTAGATTCTGGAGTACCTGGGTCTATATCTGCAGGCATTACTGCGAATTCAGCTAAAATTATTGGCTGGATATTGGGTTCAGAAGGTGGTGAATCAGCTATTGGGAAGTGGTATTTTAACCCTGATAGATGGTCAATTAAAGGTTCATAATGCATAGAACAGAAGGCAAGAATAATAAAGACGGCCTTTTCGTTGCTGGCCCTCCGCCAACAGTTATCACTCCTGAATGGTTAAACGCTATTCAGGAGGAAATAGTTACTGTTATTGAAAACACAGGTGCTCAATTATTTAGTAAAGACAGCGATCCTGCTAATCAATTATTGACTGCAATTAATTATATTACCTCAAACAACAAGCGTTATTTTAATGTATATGAGGTTGGTGGTGTTTATTATTATGAAAACGATGGGTGGGGTCATAGAATTGATAACGATACACCCGGATATTTAGCACTGCAAACATCTTTGACAGAGGGTGTCGCTAATGATCCTGTAACATGGGGGAGGGAATTTAAGTTTCGCCCATACGCTCTTGACTGTGATAACCGTGTAATGGGGTTAAAGTCTATTAGGGGCCGTTCTCATAATGTACCGTTGTTAGCATATTCATTTAGAATAACTCATGAGATGGCAAGAAATAGTACTATTACGATTAGTGCTGGTATTCAAAATATA